AAGTCAAGGTAGAGGTAATGTTGGCTACTCTACCATGAATAAAAATAAGAAAGCTAACCATAAGAAATATAGAGGGCAAGGAAAATGAAAGTAAAACATTTGAAAAGTAAAGTAGTTATTGACATGAGTGTTAGTGAGTACGACACTTTATTTAAATACATAGGTAAACTTGATAGCATGTTAAATACTTTACACGAGACAAACGATTTGTGGTTGTCTGATGTTCATAATTTAAGCAGTCTTAAGTGGGAGTTGACACAGCTTCTAGATGCTGAATGGAATCCAGATACTTATAGATATGTAAAGAGAGGTAGTAAATGATAGGCGAAGTAATAGGACTTGCAGTAGTAATATTGTTTATGTTATTCTGTATAGCAGGTGTTGGAATAATACTGATGGATAGAGAGAGGGATGATAAATGACAGCAAGAGAAATGACAGATGATAACTTTATAAACTTTCAAGATGATTTCTATAATCTTTTAGAAAAGTATGGAGTTGGTAAGATTGATATTGAACATCCACAGTTTAATAGTATTTGCAATCTTAGAAATAAGGTAGTAGAATTTATTGAACAAGAAACGTGGAGGTAATATGAGTAATTTTTATTGGCAAGAAGATAATTGGACTGATTTAGAATTAGAAGATGGTACGGAAGTTGATGTTAATTTCTGGACAGATGATAAGTCTGGAAGACAATACATAGCTTTTTACCCTACCTTTACAAATCATAAAGGTTGGAAAGAAACTAACGCTACAACACCTATAGCAAAGTATAAAGTTATTGAGGAAAAATTATGAACATATTTTATTTTGATGAGTGTCCTGTTGTATCAGCAGAAGCACAGCCTGATAAGATGTTAGTGAAGATGCCACTTGAAACAGCTCAGATGCTTTGTACAGCTCATAGAGTGTTAGACGGTGATGAGTATGCAGATAGTGTAGGACTTTACAAGGAAGCATACAAGAATCATCCATGCACAGTATGGGCTAGACAATCAAGAGGTAATTATGAATGGTTGTATGTTCACTTCTTAGCTCTTGCAATGGAATATAATTTTAGATACAATAGACAACATGCAAGTTATGTTAAGTTGTTTGAAGCTTTAGAGAAGCACCCAGATAACATACATAAAGGAGACATGACTCCACTTGCACAGGCTATGCCTGATGAATACAAAGATGATAATCCCATTGTGGCTTATAGAAATTATGTAATACATGAGAAGCACTATGCACAATGGAACAAGAACAGGGAGAAGCCTGAATGGTGGACGAGATAAAAGATACTGAACTAACGCCAATGACTAAGGCAGAGTATAGAGCTTGGGAAGATTATGTTAGAAAATATAATGATGATAATCCTAAAGACCCTATATGTTATGAACTTACTTGGAACAAGGATGAATATAAAGTTAAATTATTAGATTTAAAAGTTGACAAAGAGGGACAGGAATAATATAATTACTCCGTATGATAGGTATGTCCAAAGGTGTAGCCCTCAACTAACCTTCCTGAACCTAAAGACATACGAGCAATCGTGCTAGTTTCTGGTCTAGTGCCACTAAAACCAGACTAAGTTTTAAAAGTTTAGTGTTAGATGAGCTTACTGTAAAATCCAGAAGTCTTATCCATTATAAATCCTAGATTAAATTCGGGGACATGGATTGACAAAGAAGGTCGTAAGATAAAGGTTGGAATGAGTGCTAGAACCCATCGTCCAACACACTAAAACAAAGCCCTTGCCCTTGTGTACTCATGATGTTAAACGAGGGTAAGGCATTTTAACACGAGGGTTATATGAATTTATATTTTAAATCAACAACACTAGACAAGCAGATAGGTTGGACATGGAAAGACATGGACAAAGCTTATTGGGATACGTGGATACCTAAGAAGTCTGATATTAAAATCATTACAAGACTTAATAAAGAACAAAAGAAACAAGTACTTGATGAACTCTGGGAAGATTTACAGAGTGCTATACAGTTTACACGAGATAGAAACAATGCAAGAAGAAGAGCAAAAAGACTTGCACAAAAACAAAAAGTATGATAGACTCCAAACACTTAATACTAAAAATAAACCTATAGGAGGAACAAATATATGTATGAGTATGTAGATGGAAAAGCTATGTGGGCTAATATCAGCACACCAAACACTAAGTTTGAACCACATAAGTATGGAATAGTTGTGCTGACTGATGAAGATACTGCTACTAGATTAGAAGGTATCGGTTTATCAAGGGTTAGAACTAGAGATGGTCAACCTAAATATGATGAACCTGCTTTCTCATTCAGTAGAAAAGTAGATAGACACGATGGGACAACCAACCCTGCACCTAAATTAGTTGACAACGATGGCAACGATTTAGATATTAGTGTTGGTAATGGCTCAGAAGTTACTGTGAAAATTAAACCTTACACAGGAAAGTATGGTACGTTTGCAGAGTTAATAGCTGTAAAGGTTACTAATTTAGTTGAATATACTGAACCTAGTTCAGATAACGAGGAGTTTTAATTATGATTATTACTATTAAAAATGATGATGGTGAATCAGTCTATGATGTTTCAAAGATTGAAGATGAGCAAAAGAGAAATGGTGCTAACATATCTATCAGTAAGATAGGTACGTTAAACGTCATGGTAGAAGCTTTAAACTTTGCTTCACAAGGACATCAGAACAATCTTGAAGCTGTGCTAAAGGATAGTCCTGAAGCTATAGTTGAACAAGAAGAAACTGAAACTGAAGAATCTTCAGACGAAGACGAGTCTTTGAACGAAGTATCTTAATTCATAGTGAGGGCTAACATGGATAAAACTTGGGATAAGTTACATCAACCTTGTCCACTTTGCGGAAGTAGTGATGCTGTAGGAATCAATGAAGATGACTCAGCAAAATGCTTTAGCTGTGGAGAGTTTATGCCTAGCTATACTAAAGCATGTGGAGGAAAGGATATGCAAACAGTTACAACAACACCAACTAAACAACCTGATATGGTAGATGAAGGAAAGTTTTCAGCATTAACTGATAGGAAAATTTCTGTACAAACTGCTCAGAAGTATGGGGTGAAATGTGTACACGACTTACAAGGTAATGTCGTTAAGCATTTGTATCCTTATTACAATGGGCATGAGTTATCAGCTACTAAGACTAGGAACTGTAGAGATAAAGACTTCTATGTTTCTGGTACTTATAATGATACAGGATTGTTTGGTCAACAACTTTTCAAAGGCGGTAAATATGTTACCGTTACTGAAGGAGAATGTGATGCTATGGCTACTTATGAACTACTTGGTTCTAAGTGGGCTGTAGTATCTATCAAACGTGGTGCCAATGGTGCAGTAAGAGACATCAAGGAAAGCTTAGAGTTCTTTGATGACTTTGAAAACGTCATCATTGCATTTGATAAAGATAAAGCAGGACAAGAAGCTAGTATTAAAGTTGCTAGGCTTTTCAAGCCGGGAAAGGCAAGGATAGTTACCCTTCCTAATGGGTGGAAAGACCCTAACGACATGCTAAGAAACAACAAACATAAAGAATTTGTTGAAGCTTGGTGGGCTAGTAAAGTTTATACACCATCTGGTGTTATAAATGTCTCTGAACAACGTGAGAAGTTTCATAATCGTGAGAGAAAAGAAAGTGTACCTTATCCTTATGAAGGACTTAACAAGAAGTTGTATGGTCTTAGACAAGGTGAACTTGTAACTCTTACAGGTGGTACAGGACTTGGTAAATCAAGTGTAACACGAGAACTTGAACATCATCTTATCAAGAACACTACAGATAATGTAGGCATCATTGCATTAGAAGAAGATTGGAGAAGAACTATTGACGGTATCTTATCCATCGAAGCTAATGCTAGATTATATGTTGACCAAGTTAGAGATAGATTCAGTAAAGAAGAATTAGATAAGTTCTTTGATATACTTTATGACGGTGAGAACAAGAATAGAGTATGGGTTCATTCTCATTTTGGAACCAATGACATTGATGATATCTTTACCAAACTTAGATTTATGATTATAGGTTGTGATTGTAAGTGGGTAGTCGTTGACCATCTTCACATGTTAGTTAGTGCTGTACATGAAGGAGATGAGAGACGAGCCATTGATACAATTATGACTAGGCTTAGAAGTTTGGTAGAAGAGACAGGTGCAGGAATCATTTTGGTTTCACACTTGAGACGTGTTGATGGTAACAAAGGACATGAGAATGGTATTGAAGTATCTCTATCTCATCTAAGAGGTTCTAATAGTATTGGACAACTTAGTGATTGTGTGATAGCATTAGAACGTAATCAACAATCAGATGACCCTGATGAAGCTAGAACAACAAAGATGCGTATACTTAAATCAAGATATACAGGTGATGTTGGCATGGCTTGTAGGCTTA